CATATCTTCTTTTTGCTTCATTTTATTCATTTTACAATATTTCTGGGTATGACGATATAAATTATCCGATCTCTTGAAATTCTTGCCACAAAAATTACAAATGTGCTTTTTCTCGAAATTTGTGAGGATTTGTGCGGATTTGTGAGGATTTTTTGGCTGTTTTGTGAGGATTTGTGCGGATTTGTGAGGAGTTTTGTCGTTTTTTGTCGTTTCTAATCCTTGTTTCTCTTCGTTCTTTTTGTGCTTTTTTGTATTTAGGTGTCTGTTAAAATCAGACTTTCTAATTGTTTCAAAAATACAAACTTGACATTTGTAACTTACCATTATTATTATAATATATAAAAATATTTTATTTTTAAATAATTAATTTATGTGCTTTTTTAATGTGCTTTTCGCGTTATTTTTGTGCTTTTTGCGCAAAAATGTGCCAAAAAAAAGCACATCAATATTTAATAAGAAAATAAAACCATAAAATTAATTTTTAAAATTATATTTATAAGAAAAAATGTGCTTTTCTCGTTCCTCTCCTCACAAATTTTTTTTTTCGAGGGGGGGGGGGAACTCAAAAAACTTTTTAGAAAAAAGTTTGGATCAAAAATATTAGAAAAAAGTTAAAATTAAAAATAAAATATTTATTATTTATAATGAACATTTTATGTTGTGGAGATAGTCATTCACTTGTTTTTAATTATTGTAATAAAAAACAGAATGATTTTGTTTTTGATGTATGTTGTATGAGAGGAGCTTCCTCAATCGGTTCTATTAATCCAAAAAGTAAAACAAATTCTTTGAATATATTTGAAAAAAAAATAAAATCTACAACCGCTGATAAAATTCTTATAATGTTGGGTGAAGTAGATTGTGGATTTGTGATATGGTTAAGGTCTAAAAAATATAATGCCAGTGTTGATAAACAAATTAATATTTCTATTAATAATTTATTAAAATTTATACATGATATAGTATTAAAAAAAAGTAAATTTAGAAAGGAAGATGTTATAGTTTGCGGCTCAATTTTACCTACTATTAAAGATAGTACAAATAAAAAAAATTTTAGCATTTACAGGAAAAATATTCATATTTCTCATTTAGAAAGAACAATGAAAACACTCGAATATAACAATTTATTAAAAGAAAGGTGTTCTGAAAATGGATATAAATATATAGATATAACAAAAAATACAATAGGAAAAAATGGTTTAATTAAAAATGATTTTTTATTACCTGACACTAAAGACCCTCACTTAAATGAGAAAGAAAGTTATAAATTATGGTTATCCGAGGTGAAAGATATTTTGAATTGATATTAACAATTTTTTTATGAAATTAAAAATTGATTTTAAAATTAAATCCTAACATTATTATACTAGCATGTCACAATCTTTGAAACCTATGGTAAAATGGAGTGGAGGTAAAGGAGACGAAATCTCCAAATTTATTCAACATATTCCTGATGAATACGACACATATTTAGAACCTTTTATTGGCGGAGGTGCCGTTTATTTTCATCTCAATCCTGTGAAGGCAGTAATATCAGATGTTCATGCGGAACTAATAGATTTCTATAAAGCCGTTAAAAATAAAAAAGCATCTGAAATTTATACTTTCATGGAAGAGCACCCAAACGAAGAAGAGACCTATTATCAAGTTAGGGACGAAATGCCAATCAATGATTATTTGGATCACGCCAAGAGGTTCTACTATCAAAGGAAAACCTGTTATAGAGGTATGCTTCGATATAATAGGTCTGGAAAGTTCAATATTCCTTTTGGGAGATATAAAACTTACAATTTTGAAATCTTGAAAAATAAAAAATACGAAGATTTACTGCAGAATACAAAGGTTGAACTGAAAGATTTTACGCATATATTTGAAAATTATAACAGTTCAGATAACTTTATGTTCTTGGACCCTCCATACGACAGTGAATTTACTGACTATGGATATTGTTCTTTCGGAAAAGATGAACAGAAAAAATTGGCCGAATGTTTCAAGAACACTAATATCAAATGTTTAATGATTATAGGTAAAACTCCTTTCATCAGTGAACTGTATAATGATTATATAGTGGATGAATATGATAAAAAATATAGATTTAAACTTCATTCCAACAGAATTGGAGATGAAATTAATACTAAGCATTTAATCATTAAAAATTACTAACCGATAATTCCCCCTAATTTGCGGAAATAGGAAGTAAATTCATCCTTCGGCCAATAGAAATTGAGCAATTGTAGGAAATCCTTGAAATGATCAATTTTAATGCTTTTTTCCTCGCATTTTTTTATTTGTGTTAATCCACCATCAGCATCTTCTCTTTCATAAATACTCCAGTTCAAAATACCAGCATTAACTGTATAATGCGGATATTTTTCAACTAATTCTTTTTCCAATTGAATGACTTTATCGATGGTGGCCGGTAATTTTTCGGTATCGAGTTCCATATTGCCTTTCGATTCTCTGTAATAAACGACTTTATTCACTTCGTCAACCCATATAAGGTCGAAATCCTTTTTAATATTACAATTCTGAAGTTTCAAAATACCACATTCTTGGAGTTGGAATTCACTATTCGAAATCAATAATTTAGGTAATTCCTCTCCGATGATTTTCCCCATTTTAATTGAAATGGATTGTCTACTGGTTTCCGGTCCATAAAGTAAATATTTGACTGAACCAGGTTTAGTTCCAGTAGTAATACTTTGACTAAATTTAATAATTTTCTGTTCAAAATTGGACAGAATTTCTTGAGGTATCAATTTAATTGTAGAATTCATAATTGAATGATTTGTTTTTATGATGTTAAATCAATTTTTATATTTATTACCTAAAAAATTGATTATTTTTTAAACTTTTATTATTAAAAAATGGAAATAATTAGATATAATTCTGATACCGGAAATAGAGATTTATCAACTGAGAAATCCTTTCCTAAATCCCTAACTTTTATGGAAATATTACAAAAGGCAAATGAATTGAAAGCACATTTGATAGTTAAAACTAATTATGTAAATGAAAATAGACCTGGAGCATGGTATTTGAAGGGATATAATGGTAAATTTTATTATGACGAAATAAAAGCAAAAATAGAAAATAATTTAAGGGAAGGGAAACACCCAAAGAGAGTATGTTATTTGATAAAGTATTATTGAAAATTTATTATAATTTTTTTTATTCTTCAAAAAGTTGGTCCATAATTTCTCTTCCCTGCCTTTCAGCATGTTCAATATTGTTTTTTAGTAGTTTTATAATTTCTTCCTTAGAATTACATTCTTCCACAATCCTATTCTGAACTTCGATAGGTGGTAAATTTAATTTTAATTTTTTGAATATTTTTAAATCTAAAGTTTTTTTACAACTACCACTTTGGAATCTTTCATCAAATAATTCTACAATTGATTTTAATAATAAATATATATATTTAATATTAATAAATTCGCTTATACATTTCAAATGATAACACAAACAACTAATATTACATCTACCAACATAATAATTTATTGGAAGTAATCCTTTACCATCTCCAGCATACTCTGACGCTACGAAAATATTTTCTCCTTCAATTGAATATGTATCAATATATTTCCAAGATGTAGAATTTTTGCCTTTAGATATAATAGGATATAACGTACCCTCTTCTACTTTGGAAGTCTGTATTTTACCTTTGGTAATTTTAAATAGGTTATTTAAAGTAAACTCTTCACAATCCTTCCTCATCATAGTATTACTCATAATACCTTCAATAGATTTTTCAAGACTTTCAATTAGTTTTTCACTATTTTGGATTTCATTCTCATAAATATTATCTAATTGTTCCACAATTCTTTCTTGAATTTCTAGATGTGGTAATGGGATTTTTAGTTTTAATAAACTATTAGCATTTATAAATGGCATAGCTGTAGAATTAATCAAATCCTCAAATACATTGTTTAATTTAAGGTAATAAAATACATATTTTAAACAATTATTGCTTTTATTTTCCAATAAAATTAAGTTATTTCCACAGGAAAACCTACCATTAATATAATGTATTGTCTCTTTGATACAACTTCCGTGAGTTCCTTTTATAATATATTCTCCTTCTTCAGTATTTAAATTACATAATTTATAAGATTTACTTGCTGTAAAATAAGGATATAATCCCTCTTCAATTATAATATTACTATCACTTTTAGTATAAGATTTAATATTTACTAACTCTTTTAATAAAACTAAATCAATATTTTCACACACATTAATTTCAATTTCTTTATATAAATTCATATTTAATGAATAATCATTTTCTACAATCTTTTCCATATCAACTTCCATAAGAGGAACTTCTTCAATTTCTCCACCAACCTTATTTACTTGAACGAATTCAACTTTTTCGGTAGGATTTCCAGTTTTCTTGAAGAATAATACGGCGGTTTTAACGCCTGTATTTTTAAAGAATTCTCCTTCTCCAACCTTGATTACTTTTTCAAGTTCAAAGTTTTCCATAAGATACTTCCTTGTTTCTTTATACATTTTTGTAGAGTTAAATAAGACACCATCCGGAACAACAATAGCACATCTACCACCCGGGGCAAGACTAGTCATACAATTTTGAAGGAATAGAATTTCCCCTTTTGTTCCATTAATTCCAAGTGCTTTAATTTTAGAATTCATATTCGCATGTTTTAATCCTTTTACACCAAAAGGTGGATTCATTAGAATGACATCGTAACCATCAACACGCGAAGGTTCTACTCTTAAACTATCTTCCTTTTTAAGGTTTTCAATAATCTCACCAGTAGTAAAATACATATTTAATTTTAATAGAGCAAATGTATTAAGATTAATATCCGTTCCATAAATTCTATATCTATTTTGTTCCCAATTGATAGTATTGTCTTTTTTATTGAGATAATCAATTGCTTGTGTAAGGAAACCTCCTGTTCCACAAGCACCGTCATAAATTGTTTCAATTTCTCCGTCTTTAATACACGGATTAGAAAGTTTAATTAAGTAATCAATAAGTGCTCTATCTGTAAAATATTGCCCTAAATCTTTCATCGTTTTTCCTTCTCGGTTTATGAAACTTTCATAAATATCACCAATTAAATCGGTTTTTTCAAACATATATTTGGTATCAATTTTCTTTGCCATTAATAGTAATGAATGTAAAGTTGATTCGTTTTGGATTCCAAAAGGAATATCCTTATTGAAACCGAACCTTTCGTCTTTTCTTATATAACATACCAAACAATCTTTAAATTGCCCTGGGGCTGTATTATAAACTTTAAGCCATAAATCTTTAACAGATAAATCCTTAATATTATCAAAACATAATTCTACGGGAATATCCATTTTTTTACAATGACCTTCATTTAAAGATCTAATTAATAAGACCATATTAATATGGTGCATAGCATTAATACCAGTTATACCCTCTTTGTTACGCAACTCATTTTGCATCTGCCAAAGAATACTCGCAATATCATTAAAAGATAAATTAATTTGTGCTGAACTCATTTTAATAATATATACTAATATTTTAATTTTAAATCAATTTTTTTTAAATATATTAAACATTTTTAAAAATATAATATAAAAATTTAAAAATATTAATTGTATATTTAAAAATATTTGTATAATATTTCAAAATTCATCTTCACAGCCAATTGGATCATACCAAAAATTCACATTGTATCCAAAATTATTGTATAAGTTTTCTAAATCAGAATATGGTGGTATGTCTTGATTTGAATTACTTAAACTAATATATTTATCTCTATCGTATAATTTTCCGTATTCTTCCTTAAATTTATAATAATTTGGATATTTTGATATATCCATACTATATAAATCAAACCAAGTTTTATTATTTATTTTCAATATTTTATCTACGTTTTCAATTGTAAGTAATCTATGTTCCTTACTTTTATTTCTATAATCTATTTGTAAAGATAAATTATCGTCTTTTCTTTGTCCCATCGCAAGAATTATTTTTTTTAATTTTTTATAAGTACAACCCCTAATTAGTTTTTTATTAATAATATTAAGTTTTACAGATTCACTATAAAACTCATCAATTTTATGATAATCTTTATTTGGTTTCTTTTCTGGTTTTTTATTAATTTTTACAATTTTTACTTTTTCTTCTACATTTTTATCAAAATTAGCTAATTCATCTATTATATCTAAAACTTTTTTAAATTTTGTACCATCCTCTGGTGGTTGTGAAATATCATTATGAACAACCGGAACAAGTATTAATGCCTTCTTATCTTTTCTATTATCATCTTTGGTATGTGCTCTTAAAAGTGATTGAACTATTCTAATATTGGACACCATATTTTCTGAAACACAAACTGAGTCTATAGTATAATCATCAAACCCCTCGCCTAATTTATAACAACAATGAATAATACCAAATTTAGTTTTTCTATAATCTTTTAAAATTAATTCTTGTTGTTTATATGTTGTTTCAGATAAAATTACACTATTTGTAATATTATCTTTTAAGACTACAAATTCTTCCTTTTCTAATAACTTAGTAGTAATATCTCTACAGATTTTTGAATGTTTCATTTCATTAGAATAATTAATAATATGAGTATTATTATTCGCTTCGTTTTTAAATACCTCCAGTATTGTTAAACAAGATACCAATAAATCTATGAATAAGTCTTTTTTTATATCCGGCCAATTATTTCCAATTTGTAAAGCAATATTTTCTGCGTATTCCTTATTAAATATAGGTGTACATACTTCATAATCGCATATATAATCTTTATGAATTGCCCAGTCTAATGATTTTGAATCAATTATTTCTCCAAATAATTCTTTATTATTATTACCTATTAAATTTTGTTTATCAGAATTTTTCATTGTAGCCGTTAAAGATAATAGATATCTACTTTTAATATCTATTACTGCTCTGAATTTTCCATCTATTTTTTCTTCTTTATTTTCATATGTAATATGATGTGCTTCGTCCAATATTTTAAAGTCAAAGTTTAAATCAATAAGTTTATATGAAGAATGATATGTTGTTATGAAAATTACTTTTTCACAATAATGATATTCTTCTTCTAAATTATATATATTATTATCGCCAACCAAAACTATTTTATAATCACAATATTCTAATATTTTTTCCTGCCATTGATACATCAATTGAATGGAAGGAACACCTATTATAATTTTTTTAAAATTCATTTTTTGGAATAAATCGATACTGAAAATAGTCTTTCCCAATCTACATATCCAATTAAGAATAGCTTTATTTTTATTTCTATAATATTCAATAATGTTAATAGAAATGTCTTGTTGGAAATCTCGTAATTCTATTTTTTTTAATTTCTTAGGTTTAATCATTGATTTATTTAATAATATTTGAAACCTATTACTCTTTGCTAAGTTATCATTTCTAATTTTTTTATTTGTTGTTTCATTAATATTATTTATAAATATTTCATCTTTTTCCTCAATTTTTAAACCTAATTTAGGAAAATCAATTAGAATGGTTCTATAAAGAGTGTTTAATCCTTCTTTATTTATAAACTCTTTACCTCCACCTTTATTCAATATATATTTATGTAAATCTTTCATGTTATTTAGTTTTATACCTATTTTTTCTTCAAGGAATAATATATTTTCTAAATTATTACATATATTAGTGATAATATCATCTTTCT